GACTTTGGGAGGATGATCTACACTTTGAGCATGATTATGCTGATGTTGAAGCATTGCAATCTGTGAGAAATGATAAATTGTTGCGTGTTGAGAAGCATATCTTCTTTGGTATTGCTCCAGAAGTGGCTTATGCTGCCGAAGGTCTAGAGTTCCCACGAAAGCAAGAACCTCAAGACATAGGAGAAGAAGAAGATGAGAATGTTCGATATCTTCTCGATGTATACAAGGCTGTGGACTATGGTGATAAGTCAAATGCTCGTGCCGCTATGAATGCACTACCTGAAGGCACACAAACAGCATTGAAACGCAAAGCAAAAGAACATAACGAAGAACACGGATCTAATCCTAAGAAGAAGGTAACAAATGTTAATTATTTGGCTGTGTCTTATCATCGAGGCCTGGGAGCATATGAAAATAACCCTGCCAGCGTTCGCCCCTCAGTGAACAGTGCCCAACAATGGGCCATGGCTAGAGTAAACTCTTTCCTTTATGCTCTAAGAAACCAAAGATTCAGATCAGGAAAACACGACACTGATTTACTACCAAAAGATCATCCTATGAGTGGAGAAGAAAAACTATTTGACCTGTTAGAAACTAAGGAGTTACCTTACAATGTAAAAGGATTTGATTCTGAATATCTGGATTCTATGGAAGTTGTAAATGTTCCTAACAATCCACAGGTCCAGGAAGAGGATGAGATATTGAAAAACATTCTTGGTACTCCTGCAAACTGGAGAGATTACAAACAAGCTCATTTGTTTTTTAATGCAAATCAAGACCAAATGAAAGAAGGATATTATATCAGAATAGGAAGAAGACTAGACACTGATGATATTCTGAATGCTGCACCGGAAAAAGGCAAGATTGTAGTATTTAAAGACCTTCTAGATCTTGCTGTTGATCATTTAAATGGTCGATATGGCAGACCACCAATCACAGAAGATGAAAGAAGAGCCGCCTATCAAGTTATCAAACAATACTTTGATGTTTTAAAGATGGAGCCTCCTGTTCTTCTGGATTCATATCTAGGTTTTGATAGTAAAAAAAAAGACTCTGATGAAGAACTTACCAACTTCCCAACAAAGGGAGACAATAAAAAGATCAGTCTCAGAAACTCCAATCACCGGACTTTTGACCCTGATTATGCTGAAAAACTCAAACTGAATTACCCTTCTATATGGAGAGCGGGCGGTAATATAAGAGGAAATGAGCAGTATAAAAAACTCTATCCAATAGCAAAGAGAGGAGGCACACCAAAGAATCTAACAGAAGAGCGTGCTATCAAGTTAAGAGAGGCATGGATCGCTCGACATCTTAAAGATGGTTCTCAGTTCTCAGCTGCCGATCATCCTGTCAACCTCTCAACGATAGCCGGAATAGTTGCTCAAATAAAGTGGTTAGCAATTGGTTCTATAGGTCAAAGCAAAATGAAAAAGGTGATCAATGAAATGAAGAAGAAGATTGATGCCTCAAAGAAGGAAGAAAGAGCAAAGAAAAGATACTGGAATAGATGGGTTAAAAACTCACAAGGAAAAGCAGAGAAGGAACTCCAGAGAAGATTCAAGAGTTACCTAACAGCATCAAAGAAAAGATATGCAAAGAGAATTGAGGATATTGACAAACAAGATAAGTCTTTGATTGTCGATAGAGAAACCTTTTTGGCAATACAAGAAGAAAGACAGGAACTAAATCGGGCTGTGGGTGATACATGGCTTAAATGGTGGATGCTTACAGGTAATCAGCAACTAGATGATCTCTATAGAAGAGCAGGAAGAGATAGACCTGTGGATCTTGTTTTTGGGAATCGCGACTATGCACAACAGATTTGGAGAGAATCAATAAACAATATCACAAACTCAACAGGTCAATCTATCGGATTCTTTGTTCAAAGGGGTCTTGAAAATGGATTATCGACCAGAGCAATAGCAGAGAATCTCCTACAAGATGATCAAAGTGGGATCTTTACATTGGGAAGAGCAAACAGAATTGCTAGAACAGAGGCTACTAGAGTAGTTAATCAAGCAACCTCAGCAAGTTATCAAACATTATCTGAGAATGGAATACAAGTAAAAAAACAATGGTTATCTGCTCAAGATGGAAATGTAAGAAAAACACATGAAGAACTTGATGGTGTTATTGTAGGAGCAAATGAGGAATTTGTAGCAAGTGATTTAGACACAGCCTCTTCTCCAGGAACTTTCTCAAAGGCAAGTAATAATATAAACTGTAGATGTACAATTGTTCCAGTACTCGATGAATAAAAAAAATCGAATCCTTTTACAGATTCGATCTTATGTGTAAAGAAAACAGAAGAATCTTCTCTTATCTCTCTCCTAATTCTTCAAGTGCTGTATATCCGCATCCTGTATATAATCTAAGTGCTCTTGCTATTGCTCTTGTTTCTGCCATGCGTATCAAATGAGGAGCGATCATTTTACCAACGTTTCTAGGAGAAGCATCACCAAAAGCGTTATATGTTCCTCTCTCTCCTGTTACTGTTGCCTTAAAGATACATAAACCTGTAGCAACTGTTACATATACTTTTCCATTCTTCTCTTGTTCAACAGCATCTTTATCTAACAGAATCATTTCTGTAGTTATAGATTGAAGACCTTGATCATGTGCAATCGCTAAAAGGCCTTTGAAGGTTATAAATTCCTTGCCTTGTAGTTTTATTATGTGTTTTTGATATGGGTTATTCATTGTTTGCTCCTTTGGTAAGTGGGAGGTTTTACCCTCCCTTGTTGGTTTCTTATCTCTTGAATATTTCCATTCTTACTTTATTTGATAGTGTTTCACAATCACGATAAAATTGATCAATTTTTTTCCCTTTGATGATTTCAAATCCAACAATTTTATCCATATATTCATCACTATAAATAACACTTGCTAATTTTTTATTGATATCATCTAATTGATTCAAAGTAAGTTTTGTTATGTCGATTGATTGTAATTTTTTAAGATCTTGTTTAGTCATTGTTTACTCCTTTGGTTGGTTAGTAATTATATTATAACTGATGTTATTAAAAAAACAACATAAATAACCATAAATTGTAATTATTTTTTCAAATTGTTGTACATGGTGATCACCTTTGGTATATTTGCAATGAGGATCTATGCATAAATACACCTATATAATGAAAAGAACAGAACCTACTTCTAGTAAAAAGGAGAAGGTTTCTTTTGTTGCGTCTTCTGCTACTCCTGATCGCTATGGTGATATCATCGATGTACGGGGGTGGGTATTAGATAACTATAAACGCAATAATGTTATTTTACTCAATCATGATTCAAACCAACTACCTATAGCGAGGGGTCATGTTTACGTCCGAAATGATAAACTTATTGTTGACGTGGAATTCGATAAGGAAGATGAAAGAGCTGCAGAAGTTGAAAGAAAAGTCAAAGCAGGATTCATGAATGCCGTCTCTGTTGGTTTTCGACCGCTTGAAAGCAAATCAAGATCCGAACTCCCTACAGATAATAAATACTATGGCCAAAGAGGCATGTATTATAGCAAGGCAGAATTATTAGAAGTTTCAATCGTAACAATTCCCGCAAATGGAGAAGCGACCATGTTAGAGCAAAAGTTTTATAACGCAATGAAAGAAGAGATTCTTAGAGAAGTCAAATCAGCTATTCAGGATAATCTTATTGTAAACAAACATATCTTAGATGTAAAAGAAGAAGATGATCGTTATATTGTATCCTTTGCAAAAGCAGAGATGGAAATGGAAGAAGATGCAATGAAGGAAGAGGAAGAAGAGCGGGCAATGGATAAAGAAGAGGAAGAAAAAGGAGGACATGATAAGGAAGAAGAAGATAAAGAGATGGATGAAGAAGATAAATATCAGCATGAGGAAGATTCAGAAGATAAAGAAATGGATTCTGAGGATGATACAGAAGAGAAAAGTTTTAACAGTTTAATCGAGGCATTTGCCTATATACTCACGTCAAAATAGGAGAACCCTATGAACACCAAAATCGAAGAGGCGAAACGTCTAATTGCGGGCATTGTCTCACATCAAAAAAACACAGATGATCGTTTGCGAAACTTTGAGGATCAAGTAAAAGACTTGAAACATGCTCAAAAGTTACTTGCAGAAGGTCAAACAAAAACCTATGAACCAGAGGTTCATAACAATGACTTTGCACTCAAGCAATACAAGAATGAAGATGGATCTGTACAATGGAATACAACTACAGTTTCAAAAAATATTGCAGGTCAAGGAAGAGTCAATGTTGAGCAAAAAGGTCTTCTAGATGCTGAGGTTTATGCGAACCAATGGCATGCTGATCTTTGCAAAATGAATCAAGATCGATCACTTGCTCGTATGATGATGAAAGATCCTTACACACCAAAAGCAGATATGAAACTATACAGCCATCTTCAAAAGGCACCTTCTTTCATGAAGAATGCAGTTAATAAGATCTTTGCTGATAATGCTGGTGTAGGTAGTGAATGGATTCCTGATGAATTCAGAACAGAGTTGTATCAAACCTTTCAAGTACCTCGTGGATTGCGTGCTTTGTTGCCTTCTGTACAAATGGAAAGAGAAACTCTTCTTATCCCAAAACTCTCTAGAGGCGGTCGTCCTTTTATTAAAGGTGTCGCCACAGATGACCTTGCCAAGTACCAAGCAAGTACCATAGAAACCGCTCAAAAAACTGTCAGAGCCAAGGGTCTTGCTACATTGATGAATATTGATGATGCTGCAGGAGAAGATTCTGCATTTGCGATCATTCCTGCATTGTCTAGACAAATCGCTCAAGATCTAGAAGATGCTTTTGAGGATTGTATGATCAACGGTGATACAGCCGCTTCTCATCAAGATGATATCGCGAACTGGAACGTTAGAGAGCGATGGGGAGCCTCCTCTTTGGGATCTGCCGCCGATCATCGTCGTTTGTTCTTAGGAATGAGAGCAGCGGCTTTTGATAAGTCTTCAACTGTTGATATTGGTGGAACTGCCATGTCATTTGCTGAATTTATGTCTGTTAATTCTCAACTTGGTGAATTGGCTGTTGGAAACAAAGTTTGTGTTGTATCTCCTGAGGCTCTTGTGGCAAACTTCTTGCAACTTGAGCAGGTAGTAACCCTTGAGAAGTTTGGACCTCAAGCTACAATCCTTACGGGTGAACTAGCAAGGCTAGCAGGGATTCCAATTGTTTTATCTCGTTTCATGTCTGCTGATATGAATGCATCCGGTCTTTATGACAATGCAACCAAAGACAAAACAGGGTTCTTAATATTCAATACCGATTCATGGTATCAATATGTTAGACGTCAAATTACTATTGAGTCTGATAAAGATATTACTTCAGGCGTTATACAGCTTGTTTCTACAATGCGTGCGGTTATGGATTCTCCTGATGCTGATGCTTTGAAAAATGTTGCTTTCGGTTTCAACTTACCTATCTAATCTTAATGGAGTTTACAATGATTATTTCTCATACTTTAGAATTTGCAGGTTCTAACCTTTCTGGATTCGTCGTAATTCCTGAAGGTGCTAGAATAGAAAGATGTTGGTTAATGCTAGAGTCTTCTTTGGCTGCTGATGGTACAAATCACTTAACATTCAATGTTCGTGGTTCTGATGGTGTTACTGCTGTTGCCTCC